TCAAGAATGAATCCTTATCAGAAACTACTAAACCGGAAACGGAAATGGACACCAGTACAGACAACTGCTGGTACATGCAAAGAAGGTGCACACGAAACACTGCTCCGTGCTCTTGCTTTGCGACACATGGAACTACCTGTGGGAGATTTTATCCGTGATGCATTGGCGAATGACGTACCAAAAGCATCACGAGAGCTATTGGAATCCAATGTCACAGATGAAGAGAACCATGACCTGGCACTTGGTTACATTGCCAATGCTTACGGGGTTGATCAAAAGGCTGAAGCTGAAGCGATACGGTTACGTGATGCTTGGACAGCGCATCCGGATCATACGATCCTCAAAGCGATGGTTGCCGAGCGTGCAATATTCTTCGTTCTTTTACCATTGCTCCGCGCTAATGGTGACCCTGGAATGCGAACAGTAAGCGCTGATATTAGCCGTGATGAACAAATACATGTCGCGTGTAACTCGCTTGTATGTAGAGAACTAGGACTGGAGATCTCTCCAAGCCTAGACAAGCTACGTAAGGCAACTATCAACTGGGTGATGCAACCACTCGGTAACAACATCGACAAATATCTAGACAAGAAATTCTGGCTGGATTCCAGTGACAACTTGATGTATCAAGGCAAGGCACCTGAACTTTCCTTCACCAAGTCTGCACGTATGCCAGCATTTTTCGAGCACTCTAATGTTAACCTCCCCCAATACGCTTAAGTTCCAGTACGAAAAACTGGACATGATTCAGGCTCGTTTAGCGGAAGCATTTCCTACTGAGCCAGTCAAACATACAGATTCACCACCCGAGATCTACTACAAGGCTGGTCAATCCAGTGTTGTTTCTTTCATTAACCAAATTCTAGAAGAAGACTAATGTGTATTGCAAGTTTACTAGGCATCAAACCACCTAAGCCACCCGATCCTCCAAAGCTTCCGCCAATTCAGAAACAAGCACCTCAACAACCTAGGGAAGCTCCGGAACCTCAAAAACTTCAAGGCGACGACGACACCAAGAAACCAAAGGTTGACTTTGCTAAGAAGATGTCAACCACCAAAGCTAAACGTGTTGGTGCAAGTGACCTAAAGATTCCTCTGCAACAGACCTCATCTGGCGGTGGTACTGGAGGACTAAATGTCTAAGGCGAAAGAACGGTACAGTCAACTGTCATCTGACAGACATCAATTCCTTGACATAGCAGTTGAGTGTTCTGAACTGACGCTGCCTCATTTAATTACTGACGACCTACGTGTACGTCAGAATCACAAGAGGCTGACCACGCCATGGCAATCCGTCGGTGCAAAGTCAGTTGTCACACTTGCAGCCAAGCTCATGCTTGCGCTGCTACCTCCCCAAACTTCGTTCTTCAAATTGCAAGTACGAGATGACCAGTTGGGAGAAGAACTTCCGTTGGAAGTTAGAAGCGAACTTGACCTGTCCTTCTCCAAGATGGAGCGGATGGTCATGGACAAGATTGCTGCATCCAGTGATCGTGTCGTTGTTCACCAGGCTCTCAAGCACCTGATCGTCGGCGGCAACGCTTTGATCTTCATGGGCAAAGAAGGTCTGAAGAACTTCCCACTAAATCGCTTCGTAGTCAGCCGTGATGGCAATGGCTATGTGTGCGAGATCGTCACCAAAGAGCTTGTGAACCGCAAGCTACTTGGCATCGATCCCATGCCTGATCCGAACACTGTGTCCGGTAAGGGCAACAACGATGAAGATGCTGAGGTTTATACATACGTACGTCGTCAAGACAATGGCGGCTGGGTATGGCACCAAGAAGTCGATGACAAGATCATCGAAGGCTCCCGAAGTACTGCTCCTAAAGATGCAAGCCCTTGGTTAGTTCTCCGCTTCAACGCTGTTGATGGTGAGGATTATGGACGAGGTCGTGTCGAAGAGTTTCTTGGTGATCTCCGTTCACTGGAGGCACTAAGCCAAGCTTTGATTGAAGGCAGTGCAGCAGCAGCAAAGGTTGTGTTCCTTGTGAACCCGGCTGCTACTACCAAGCCATCAACCATTGCTAAAGCTGGTAACGGTGCAATCGTGCAGGGTCGGCCTGAAGACGTAAGCGTCGTACAGGTTGGTAAGACTGCCGACTTTGGTACTGCCTCACAGATGGCACAGCAAATTGAGCGTCGCCTTGGTGAAGCCTTCCTGTTGCTGAACATCCGTCAGTCAGAACGTACAACTGCTGAAGAGGTACGCCTAACTCAGCTTGAACTTGAACAACAACTCGGCGGCTTATTCAGCCTGTTGACTGTTGAGTTCTTGAAGCCTTACTTGGCTCGGACCTTGATGGTTATGCAGCGCAGTGGACAGCTTCCCAAAATTCCAAAGGAGTATGTCCAGCCACAGATCGTGGCAGGTGTGAACGCACTTGGACGTGGACAAGATCGTGAGAGCTTGACTGCCTTTATTGGAACCATTGCTCAGACACTTGGACCTGAAGCGTTGATGAAATACATCGATGCGTCAGAAGCTATCAAGCGTCTTGCTGCTGCTCAAGGCATTGACGTACTGAATCTGGTGAAGACACCACAGCAGATGCAACAAGACATGCAGCAACAACAAGCCATGTCATCACAACAACAGCTCCTTGGACAAGCAGGACAAATGATGTCCGCTCCATTGATGGATCCAAGTAAGAACCCTGATGCCGCTGAGATGGCACAACAACTCACCCAACAACAACAACCACCCACCGATGGCTGAAACATTCACTTATGACAACTCCCCTGACACAGAGGTCCTGACCGAAGAGGAACAGGATTCTTTGGCAGTGGGTGAAGAACTTATGGAACAGCAGGAGAACCTCCTGGCTGGTAAATATAAGAACGCTGAGGACCTTGAGTCTGCATACCTTGAGCTTCAACGAAAGCTAGGTGAAGGAGACGAGGAATCTGAAGGAGAGATGGAAGATGCAGAAGAGTTGGAATCAACTCCTGCTGCTGACATGATCTCTGCTGCTTCTCAAGAGTTTGCTGAAAGTGGCGAGCTAACACCAGAGACACGAGATGCTCTATCTGAGTTGGATAGCTCTGAACTTCTTGATGCATACATGTCCTTGGCACAACCACCTTCACCTGACCTGACTGATTCAGATGTATCCAGCCTGAAGGCTTCAGTTGGAGGAGAGGAGAGTTACAACCAGATCACTGGCTGGGCTTCTGAAGCTCTATCTGAAGTTGAGCTAGAAGCCTTCAACACCACAGTTGATAGTGGTTCGTTGGCACAGATCCAGATGGTTATGGCTGGCTTGCAAGCTCGCTACCAAGCGGAAAATGGATACGAAGGTACACAACTACAAGGCAAAGCTCCAAGCAATTCACGTGACACGTTCCGCAGTCAGGCTGAGGTTGTTGAAGCAATCAATGACCCACGGTATGACCGTGACCCTGCATACAGGAACGACATCCTGATGAAGCTTGAACGATCTGACGTTGCATTCTGATGACAGTTATTAATGAAGACGGCGGTCGTACAAACATCTACGCAATTGAACCCCCTATCACACTTATTGACGTGCGCGATTTACACAACGAAAACGCTGAAAAGCTGAACGGTCGCCTAGCAATGCTAGGTGTCATGGCAGCACTAGGTGCTTATGCACTGACTGGTCAAATCATTCCCGGAGTTTGGTAATGCCACAAGGTAAAGGTACATACGGTACGAAGAAGGGTCGTCCTCCTAAGAAAGGTATGAAGGGTGGCAAAAAGTGTTAGCCTCAAGATAGGTAAGCATAAGTCTCGCAAAGGCGGTCTAACCGCTGCGGGACGTGCAAAGTACAACAGAGCAACTGGGTCCAACCTGAAGGCTCCACAGCCTGGTGGTGGACCACGTAAGAAATCCTTTTGTGCTCGTATGTCGGGTAACAAAGGACCAATGAAAGATTCAAAGGGTCGTCCTACTAGGAAGGCTCTAGCCCTACGACGCTGGAAGTGTTAATCATGCCTGCTAAACGTGGCTTATACGCCAACATTCACGCCAAGAAAAAGAGGATCGCTGCTGGTAGTGGCGAGAAAATGAGAAAGCCTGGGTCTAAAGGAGCACCCACGGCTGCAAACTTCAAACGTTCAGCTAAAACTGCCAAGAAAAAATAGCTAAATAGAATAAGGGAGGTGCAATTCCTCCCCTAGCTCTAGCCAGCCAAGGCTTAAAACTGGTCTTACTTAACTTACTTACCCAACCATGAACTCTTACTTAAATGACTGCTGTACTTTCAAGACCACAAAAACTAAATAACT